AAAGCGGGCATACGTTCTGGTGAATTGCGCCAGCAAATAACGATTGTCAAGCCTGGGACATCGGCTGATTCGTTTGGCGGAACAACGCCTGGTGGCGGCGCTGTACTGGGAACAGTTTGGGCTTCGGTCACAGCGATGACCGGAAGGGATGCCGTCGCAGCGCAGAGCTTTTCGAGCATTGCGACACACCAGATCAGCATTCGGTATATGGCCGGAGTAGTGGCCAATTGCCAGGTTTTGTTCGGCGCGCGGACGTTCCAGATTGAAGCAGTTTTGAACCCGAACGAGTTGACCAAGAAATTGATTCTGCTGTGTGTCGAGATCAACGACAGCAAGCAGCAAGGGGCATAGACATGGAACTCAAAGTTGAAGTCCGCATGGCAGCCGACGGAAAGTCGATCGAAGGCTATGCCAGTGTTTTTAATTCACTGAGCCACGACCTCGGCGGGTTCCGTGAGCAAATCAAACCCGGAGCGTTCACACGTGCTCTTTCGGAAAGCCCGGACATCCTCTGTGTTGTGGCGCATGACCCCGATAAGCTGCTTGGCCGAACTGCTTCCGGTACTTGCACCGTAGAACAAGACGAGATGGGTTTGAAGTTTCGTTGCTCGATGCCAAACACAAGTCTTGGCCGGGACATGACTGAAATGATTCAGCGTAGGGATATCACCGAGTGCTCGTTCAAGTTTTCACTCGATCCGGACGACGACGACGCAGATGCATGGGACGAGCGCGATGGGTATGTTCGGCGAACAGTGAATTCAGTTGCAAGGCTCTATGACGTGACTGTCTGCCGCGCCGGAGCCTACAGCGCAACATCGGTCAAGGTGAAGTAGTGCTTGTCCAAGGTATCTACGCTCGCCTTGTGGCTGATAGCGCAATCCTGGCTTTGGACGCGGGTGTTTATCCAGCACTTGCGCCGAAGGAAAGCTCTCTGCCGTTTGTGGTTTACACACAGGTAGGTGCGAACAACGTTAGCAGCTTTGACGGGGTGAATCGTTTAGGTGAGGCAAGATTGCGATTTTCTTGCTACGGCTGGTCGTATGGTGCTGCCAAGATTCTGGCTGCCGCGGTGAAGAACAACTTGCTCGGATTGCTCGTCACATTGTCGGAGGGTACGGAAGTCCAAGGCAGTTGGCTTGAGATGGAAGACGATACCGTTGACGCTGATCTGCAAGGAACTGTTTTTGCGTCGCATGTAGACATAAGGTTTATGTTCATAGACACGACTACGCCAGCGGACATTGTTGTCATAGCGATGCAAGAGCAACAGCCGATTGTGCTTGACGGAGGAGGGTTCTAATGTCGCTGACGATTCAGGGTGAGGTTCAAGTCGCGCGTGGACTTAAGGCAAATCTTCCTTCAGTCGGTGCTGCTGGTGAATTGTTCTTCTGTACCGACACGAACCAACTGTTTGTTGGAACCGGCACGGGAATGGTGGTTGTAGGCGGAGGTTCGCAAGGACTTACCGCAGCGCAGCAAATAGCACTGATGATCGTTTTAGGATGAGGTGAAACAAATGGAAGTTGAATTCAGTAATTTCGAGCAGCGGTCAATTCCGAAGTCGTGCCCGGCCGAGCTACGCGCCAAGATTCAAGCGGCGCGTGAAGGACGTACCGTACCTGCTGAGAAGCAGGACCCCGAAGGTTGGGAGCTATTAAAAGAGTTTGCGGCTATCAAGCCGTAAAAACGTTTGTGCTCGCGCACAACGTACAAATCAGGTTCTCGATCACAGACAGCCGCAGTTGCTGCCTTCTCCGGATGCCAACACCTGAAATTCAAAAGAGGTGTTGCATCATATGTCGAAGCTCAAAGAACTGCGCGAGCAACGCGCTCGCGATCACGCAGAACTAACTCAAGTATTGCTCGGGGCAGATACGCCCGAGAGTCGTGAAAAGGCCAAGAAGATCATCACGGCCATCAACGACGCCAAGACGGAAATCGACAAGCTCGAATCCCGTGGCCAGTCCGTTATTGGACAGGGCACTGAACTCGACAAGGACATCGAATTCCGACGTGCGTTCATGTCATACCTTCGCAACGGTGAAAACCGCATGCGCCCCGAGGACCGAGAAATTCTCTCCTCACGCACACGCAAAGAGAGCCGCGACGTTTCCGAAGGCAACGTAATCAACCAACTTGGAAGTTTTTCGAGTTTGGGATATTTCGTGCCTGCCGGTTTCGTGTACGACGTTGAGACGGCGACCAAGTATTACGCTCCGTTGCTTGACGGCGGCAACTTCACGGTTATGGACACGGCCACCGGCCAAGTGCTGCCTTACCCGACGTCAAACGACACGACTTCGCAGGCACAACTTGTCACCGAAGCCGGGATCACCACCGAGGAAGATGTCAGCGCAGGTCACATCAACTTCGGCGCGTACAAGTTCTCTTCCGGACTTGTGAAGGCGTCGATCGAACTGATTCAAGACAGCGCATTTCCTTTGGAGTCTTGGCTGGCCGGTAACTTCGGTCGTCGTTTCGGCCGCACGTTTGAGTACATGTTCACCCAAGGTGAAGGCGTTACCAGCGGCGAGCCTACCGGCTTACTGACTGCCGTTGCCACTGGCGGCGGAACCCCAATCATCGCTGCTGGCTCTTCGGAGACCACTGGCGGAGCACAGACTGGCGCGAACAGCGTTGGCTACAGCGACCTCGTAAACCTCGAGCACGCTGTTGATCCTTCTTACCGCCGTGGTGCGAAGTTCATGTTCCACGACAACACTCTGTCTGCAATCCAGCGCATCATCGACAAGTACGGCCGACCGTTGTGGGTTCCCGGCGTTGCATCCGGAGTGCCCGACCGTATTCTAGGCTACGAGTACATAATCAACCAAAGCATGCCGCAAATTGCTGCATCGAACGTGACCGTTGCGTTCGGCGACATGAGCAAGATGTTGGTTCGGCGTGTTCGCGACTTCAGCGTCCTTGTTCTGCGTGAACGCTACGCGGAATTCGGGCAGGTCGGCTTCCTCGGCTTCATGCGCGTGGACAGCAATTTGCTGGACGCGGGTACGCATCCGGTCGCAGTTTTGCAGCAACACAGCTAAGACGTTCAAACAATTCAACCGACGAGGGCTTGGATTCAACTCCAAGCCCTTTTCATTTGATTGGAGAAGAAATCATGCTCGGTTGGGTCATCAGCTCAAAGAACAGTAGCTCGCAAAACAACATTATCCAAACTTATGGCAACACGAGCCAGTTCTACTACTTTACGAACACGGGCAACATTCCACGCGGAGCGGTCGTGAACTTTACGCCGAACGGGAACTTTGCGACGGCAGTGACTTGGGACGGCAGTAGCTACGACGAAAACCCAGTTCAGCTTTCCTACGCACCTGAATAATAGATGCGTAACACGGTACTTTGCTTTGACGGGCGTCGTCATGGACGCGGTAGGACGCCAGCAGAACATAGCTGCCTCCTCACTACCGCGTCGACCATTTTATGGATAACAACGAAGCAACTCCGGTGAAGGAAGGGAAGGCTCCGCGTCTGGCCACAGAGCGGCAGAAGCACTGTGCGTATCAACGTTGCAGAAAGGTGCACAGTAACCAGGGAGCTTTTTGTTCGGATAAATGCCAGCGACGCGACGATAAGGTAGGACCAAACGGATGAGCACCACACCTAATCTTTTGATCTCGCTGATGGCAGCCAGCCAGAACAACAAGGAAGTTACGCTGAACACGGCACTCGTGGATCTAGACGAGGCACTGTGCGGGACGGACTACGTCCTGATGACGGACACTGATTACACGCCGTCGCAATCCCTGGCGTTGACCACGATGATGTTTGTGTTCGAGGGCACGCTGTCTACGAACCGCCACATCATCCTTCCAGAGAACTCAAAGCCGTACATCATCGTTAACAACACGGTCGGCTCACCGTCCGCCTACAGCTTGCTTGTGAAAGTTGGAACTGGCGCGGTAGTCGCAACAATTCCAAACGACGGCAACGGCCACCTCGTGATGAGCGATGGGCTGAGTGCAGTCTACAAAGTGTCTTAGGAGACAAATGCACATTCACGGCAGTGTGATCGAGAAGTGTAGCCACGGGGTTTATGAAGCTTCACCCGAGGAGGTAAGAGCCGACAAGGCTAGGTACTGCGGGCTGTGTTCACCAAACCTAGACGAACGGGAGACTGCACGTAACTGGAACCCGAAGTTACTGCAATATTTGCCAGATGCCGACGCTTGAAGCCCACGGCGTAAGACGCCTACTGAAACACGTAGACCGCAATGACTGGAAAAATGGTGCGATGCACACCATTGTGCGCACCGGCCGCAGTGAACGCTGGCTACCGAAGTGGTCAAACGACGACAGAAAAATTCGGCTTGTCGTGTACGAATCACTTTGGCGGTATGCAGCACAATCGCGGACTACCCACTCATCGTATGCCCGGCCAGGCATGTCGGTACGAGAACTGGAGAAGATAGCGGCGGAGATCAGAGACAACCTTGAGATCAGTGCAAGCCGCACAAAGGTTGATCATGCAAAGCGAAGCATTGCCAACCACATCCAGTCAACGGAACGCGGGTATGCAACACGGCTCACGGTAATCATTTATCGATGCTACCGGCAAAGACAACACTCCCATGACGTAGCTGAAGATCTTGGCATGACGCCAGGAGCAGTACGGCAGGCACTTCACCGTGCGAACCTGATTGCACGACGGCTGTTCCCGGAGTTGTGTTCGGAAGATCATTGGAGTGTCAAGCCAGAGGATGAGCGGAAACGTAACAAGAGAATTCAGCGGTACAAGAACGGTGTTGCAGCGGATGATCCTTGGCCGGAGCTACTGTTCATTGCGGCTCTGTACAACTCAGGCGTTACCCTCCGCGAGTTAGGTGAAAACTTTGGAAAGAGCCACTGCTCAATACACGTTTGGTTGAAGAGATACGGATTGATTGAACCGAGCAGGAAGAATTCAAGCCAGTTCTGTGAAGGACCGTACACACGGCAAAGGAATGGTGATGTCCAACCCAGTTTGGTGTGAAATCAAAGGCCTTGACCAGTTACAAAAAGCTCTTGAGGAAAAGGGTAAGGAAGCTCGTCTGGCCGTTCGCATTGCGTTGAATGCCGGAGCCAGCGATGTCAAGAATGCAGCACAGGAGGAAGCGCCGGTCGAGGAGGGTGGTGAGAACAGTGGCTTCCTCAAGAAGAACATCAACATTAAGGTAAGGATGTCTGCACCGACGATTGGAACGGCGTTCATCGGTCCGAGCACTGCGGCGTACCCGAACCGCGGCCAAAAGCCACATCAGGTTTCCTTCATCAGTCGCGCGGGTAAAAAGATCACGTTCATGGCCACCAAGGTTACAGCCGCGATGGTTGGCCGGTTCTTAGAGTATGGAACATCGAAGATGGGAGCGCATCCGTGGCTCACGAAGGCTTGGGAGAAGTCACGTGAGGCAGCGCGGAACCACATCATCGCTAAGTTGAAAGAGCAGCTCAAACTCACGTAACAGTGTAGGGAAGGTTTACCATGAGTAACAGTCTCGGAAGTTTGCTAATTGAGCTTGGAATAAATTCCGCTGGCTTTGTTGAAGGCTTGGACAAAGCAACGTACAAGTCTAAGCAGGCAGCACAGCAAATTGGCGCGTCTTTCAAAGGACTCGGCGACGAAATTGGAACTGTACTTGGACAGTTCGGCGAAGTTGGCAACGTCCTTGGCGAAGCACTTTCCGGCGTTGGTCAAACGATCTCTAAAGTAGCCGGTGAGATGGGAAGTCTTGGCGGGAGTGCTGGCATTGCGGTGATCGGTATTACCGCGCTCGGTGGAGCCGCAGTAGCTGCAGGAGCTGGCTTGGTTGAAATGGCTATGAAGGGTGCGGAGGTTGTTCACGCCCTAGACATGGCCAGTGAAAAGACTGGCATCTCAATCCAAAATCTTCAGGGTTTGCAAGCGGCCGGTTCAACGGTAGGCTTGTCCCTCGACAACATGGTTATGGCCACGCGGAAGTTTTCGCAGGCTTTGACTGGAACAGGGAAGGGAGCTTCCCTTGCCGGAACTGTTTTGCGTCAGCTCGGCGTTACCAGCCACGATACAAATGAAGCCATGCTTGAAGTCGCCGACGCATTTGAAAAGATGCCGAACGGCGCACAGAAAGCCGCTGATGCTGTGGCACTCTTTGGCCGTGAAGGATTGAACCTGATTCCGCTCTTGAACAAGGGCAGGGACGGACTCAAAGAGTTCAATGATGTCGCTACCGCATACGGTCCGAAGATTGGAACGGAAGCAGTTGACGCCACACACAAACTTGAAGACGCGAACGTAAAGTTGTCTCAGTCCTGGGATCGCCTCACCGTTGCTGCGAACTCCGCTGCCTCGGGTGGTATAGCCGACATCAAAACGTCCATGGCCAATCTCAACAAAGAGATGGCCGACACAATTGAGAAGTCAGGCTTTCTGGCTACTGCTTGGCATTTGATTACGCAGTCAGGTCAATTCGCAAGAGACTTCAAACCACAAGTTGCCGGAGCTTCCGACAAGCCAAGTGACATGTTTTCAAAGTTGGACGACCTTCACAAGAATGATTCAGCAAAAAGGTTGGCCGACACCCTGGCCGAATGGCACGCAAAGAACGCTGGTGGCGAAGCTCAGTTGAAGTTAGAACAACAGCTGACGGCAATTGCGGATGCCAAAGTTGCAATCGCACAGGGTGACACGGAACAAAACGAGCGAACACTTAATTCTTTGCAGCAGCAGCTTCCTTTGCTCCAAGCCGCCGCTGCCGCTGAAAGACTAGCAGCAGACGAAGCAACACGACGAGCTGCTAGCCACGCGGCCTTTGAAAAGTCCCTGGCGAACATGCCTCATCCATATGCCGCGCCGACACCTAAGAAGCAACCTGACACGTCCGGCCTGTTCGGTCCTCAACCGGGCATTCAAGCTCCTCGGGAGTTTGAAAACGTTGGGCCGACTGGTGGTGATGCGGGACAAGCACTTTCTACGGCGCTGACTTCATCGTTCGGTACGGCCAAGGGCGCGCTGACGGACTTCTACGACGATTGGAAAGGGAAGCAGGCACAGACGGCTGACAGCATTACGGATTCCTACAATGACCAACTTAAACACTTCCAAGACTTGCTGAAAAACCAGGCGATCAGCCAGCAGCAATTTGACACCGTGCGCATACAGCTTGAAACCCAGCTCCAGGGCCAGCTAAAAGAGCTTCGCAAGAATACCGGCGCAAGCACGATGGAAGACGCTTTCAACGACATGTTCAATGACGTTGAGAACAGTGGGCGTGACTTTGCTCGCAGCTTGACGGCTGACATCGGTGGAGCACTCAACGGCCTAAATGAACAGATTGCCAAGTTTGCGGTAACAGGGAAGGGCTTGAACCTTGAAAAGCTCGGCAGCTCATTCATGGAAAACATGACATCGACAGTGCTTAAGAAAGGTGAGTCGGCTGCACTGGGCGCATTTGGACTTGGAGGAGCACGCGACGGTAGCAGTGCGATGAATGCCCTGTTTGTCACGAACGCTGACACGTCGCTGTCCAAGAGCCTTAGCGGCTTCACAGGTGGCAGCGTTGGTGGGGCACTACCTGCGGTAGCAGGAGGGTTCAACCCGTTGAGCTTGCTCTCATTCCTACCGGGTTTTGCAGAGGGTGGTGACTTTGACGCTGGTCACAGTTTTATTGCGGGTGAGAAAGGTCCTGAGCTGATAACCCCGCGTAGGAGTGGCACTGTTCACCCGAACGGCAGCAAAATTGGCGGCGACACGCATTACCATGCACACGTGACTTTCAATGGGGTCACGGACCACGACAGCTTCAAACGGAACCAGGGCCAGCTAATGAATCAAATCACAGCCGCACAGGCACGAGCTAGCCGCAACTCCTAGCCAACGTAAGATAACGTAATGATTAACATGTGGAGTGGGGTTGCAACGCCGTCAATCTACAGGACTTAGTTGAGTAGATTGTAGTTTCGATCCCCACCGCCCCTACCAGCTTTGTCATTCTCTCCAAAGGACTTGCTACTTTCGCGAGGCAGCAAAAGGAGGAATAAGACCGAAGACATCGGCGGTTAGCACAAAATACTCGCGGCACGGATGGCGAGCCGACGAATCGCTATACGAGCTAGCGTTTTTCCCATAGCCTACTTAAACGGCAACGGGGGCTTATTCGGTCAATGCCGATGGTTCCGGAACCATCAATGGCCCAGCCTTTGCGTTGGTTGCGAACGGTCAGCAGGCGTTTGTGATTCCGATCGCTGTGGACGGCCTGCTCTACGTCATCCAGCAGTAGCTGCGAATTCTTCACACGTAAAAGGACGGCGAAACGCGCAAGACCACCCGGAGCCTGCGGCGTGAAGACCTGCTCGTCGCCGCCAAGATATCTCGGACAAAGCATTCGACCGGATCGTCGAGTTGCAGGGCAGGGGATAGGTCGCCCGCCCAGATTTTAAGCCCACGTCGGATCTGATAGCTATTGACTTAACGTCCATATTTATGTACATTAAGCTTATTAGTGACCATAAAACTGGACGTTAATTATGCGTACAAAGAAGCCATCAGACATGCTCCCCGTTCCTGTTGCGCGCGCGCTGCGCAAGCTCGGTAACGATATAAAGGATGCGCGCCGCCGCCGCCGGATTCCTGCGGAAATCACCGCAGCGCGCGCCTCCATCAGCCGGACGACGCTGGTCAAAATCGAAAAAGGCGAGCCCGGCGTCGCTATAGGAAACTATGCCATCGTCCTGTTTGTGCTCGGCATGACAGACCGGCTTGCCGACCTCGCCGACCCGAGAAACGACGCAGTGGGCCTGCAGCTTGAAGAAGAACATCTACCGCAACGGATTTCCCGGCCGCGGAAACAGCAATAAATAGAGGCAACAATGGAAAGGCAAGTTTTTGTGTATGTAGATCTCGCCGGCGTGCCGCATCTCGTGGGCCGCTTATGGGGACGTCTGCGCAAAGACAAGGAAGGAGCGACCTTTGAATACGCCGACGCCTGGCAGGAAAACCCCAATCGTTTCTCCTTAGAGCCGGCCTTAAAACTCGGCCCCGGACCCTTTCATACGACAGCGGATACACCGATGTTCGGGGCCATCGGTGACTCGGTGCCCGACAGGTGGGGAAAGGCGCTGATGCGACGCATGGAACGGCGGCGCGCAGAGCGCGACGGGCAGGCGCCCCGCAGGCTGCACGAAATGGATTATCTACTGCTGGTGGACGACGAGGCGCGCGCAGGCGCGTTGCGCTTTGCCGAAACCGAGGGCGGGCCTTTCCTCGCGCAAGACGAGGCCAAGCGCATACCTCCACTTGTGGCGCTACCGAAACTGCTCTCGGCCGCAGAGCACGTAATCGATGAAACCGACACTTACGAAGACCTGCAGCTACTGTATGCGCCGGGCTCTTCGCTTGGTGGTGCGCGGCCCAAGGCATCTGTTCGCGAGAAGGACGGTAAGCTGGCGATTGCGAAGTTCCCGCGTAAGGACGACGAGATCAGCACTGTCGTCTGGGAAGCCGTGGCGCTCGCCCTTGCGCACAAGGCGGGAATCCCGGTGCCCGACCCGCACGTCGAAGCCGTTGGCAAGAAGCCCGTGCTTCTGCTGCGGCGTTTTGACCGCGATGGGAAGCGGCGTATCCCGTTCCTCTCCGCCATGAGCATGCTGGGTGCGAAGGACCGCGAGACGCACAGCTATCTTGAAATCGCAGACGCGCTGCGCCAAAACGGAGCGGCGCCAAAAGCCGACATCGCGGCACTCTGGCGCCGCATTGTTTTTAACGTCCTCATCTCCAATACCGACGACCATCTGCGCAATCACGGTTTTCTATATGAGGGCCGTGACGGCTGGCGTTTATCACCCGCCTACGATCTCAACCCCGTCCCGACTGACATCAAACCGCGCATCCTAACCACCGCTATCAACGAGGATGACGGCACGGCATCTCTGGCTCTGGCGATGGACGTAGCGAAGTACTTTGAACTGGACACCGCCAAGGCGCGCGAGATAGCCAAGCAAGTTGGTAAGGCCGTCTCGAAATGGCGCGTCGAGGCCGCCCACCACGGTATCGCCAAGAACGAAATCGACCGGATGGCTTCCGCTTTTGAGCACAAGGATCTGGAAGAAGCAATCGACGGATAGCGCGTCCCGCCGACCGCGAAAGAGGTACATATGACAAAACAGAAGAAGGAGGCCAGGTTCCACATCCTGATTGACACATGTGTGTGGCTCGATGTTGCCAAGGATTACCAGCAGCAGGCGATTCTCGCCGCCCTCGAAGAGCTCATCCGGCAGGGCGACATTGCACTCATCCTCCCGCGTACCGTCGTCGATGAATTTGCCCGCAATAAGGCGCGCGTTATCGAGGACAGCAGCCGCAGTTTGTCCAGCACGTTGAAACGTGCCAAGCAGGCTGCGGAGAAGTTTGGCGATCCACGGAAAAAGAGCACGGTATTGAGCCAGCTCAACGACGTAGATTATCGGCTTCCAACACTGGGCTCAGCGGCGGTGAACACCGTCGGCCGGATAGAGAAGCTCTTCGAGGACACGGCCGTTGTCGAGATTTCCGATTCGGTGAAACTGCGTGCAGCGCAGCGCGCCATCGACAAGCGTGCCCCGTTTCACAGGCAGCGGAACGGCATCGACGATGCGGTTCTGATCGAAATCTATGCAGATGCGGTTACGGCCAAGGCTGCACCCGGCAGCCGCTTTGCCTTCGTCACGCATAACATCAAGGACTTCAGCCACCCAGATGCGAACAACAAACTGCCGCACCCCGATATCGCGGCATCTTTCTCGCGCGTGCGGTCGCTGTACTTCATCACCCTGGGCGAAGCGCTGCGCCGCGTCAGGCCTGAGCAATTTGCCGACCTGATGATCGAGCAGGAATGGATCGAAGAACCGAGAAGGCTTCCGGAAATTCTCAGCTCCATTGATGAGCTGACGACCAGAGTTTGGTACAACCGGCACAAAAACCTTGCGTGGAAGCCTGTTGTTGGACCGAATGGACCGAAAAGGATCGAAATGCCAGATGCTCAGTTGGCTGTAACTGCTTGAATGTTATACTGGTTCTCCGCGCGCCCGTAGCTCAGTTGGATCAGAGCATCTGGCTTCGAACCAGAGGGTCGGGAGTTCGAGTCTCTCCGGGCGCGCCATTTTTCAAATATTTACGAGCACTTAGCGAATAGGGCTTGGGCACTGTAGCGGAAACTGTAGCGGGTCCGGTTCATTTTTGCTGAGTGGCTCAGGTCGTCTTCCTCTGGGTTGTTGTTCGCTCGTTGGTTCCACTTCGCAACCACTCGCAAATGTCCGGCCAGTAGAATCGAAGATAACGGCCACAGCGGAGAACCGGCAGCGGCGTCCTGTTGTGCTGGCCTCGGCCCCGGCTCTTCTCATAAACCCAATTTTACGATGGTGATGGCCGCCGCGTCGAAAAATCCGTCAGCGGTAGCGTGACCAAAATCTACTGGTACGATCCCTCGGGCAACGTTCTCGACGAAACCGATGGCACCGGCAGCGCCACCAACTCGGCCTTCAACGAATACGTCCTCTTCGGCAGTCAGCGAATCGCCCGCCGCGACTCCTCCAACGATGCCTACTACTATTTCGCCGACCACCTCGGCACCTCCCTCACCATCGCCGAAGTCCCCGCAGGTCAATCGAGCGCCACGCTGTGCTATGACGCCGACTTCTATTCCTTCGGCGGCGAGCGCCCACCAATCGTCAACACCTGCTCCCAAAACTACAAATTCACCGGTAAAGAACGCGACAGCGAGAGCGCGCTGGATGATTTCGGTGCAAGATACTTCGGGTCGAGCCTTGGCAGGTTCATGTCTCCGGACGGACCCTTCTCTGATCAAAACAAAGAAAACCCCCAGAGTTGGAATCTGTATCCTTACGCGCGAAACAACCCGCTTCGGTTCACGGACGCCGATGGCCGTGCCTGCGTCCAGCAAGAAGATGGCAGCTTCAAGACTGTTGGCACAGAAGGCCAGAGCTGCGAGGACGCAGCTAAAGAAGATGAGAATGTAAGTCCTAGCGTGGTCGTGACCCCCTCCCACGATGACCAAATCAAGATGTTCGCCGAAGACATCGGCAACATTGGCACTGCCGAACTAAAGCAGGACGTGCTAATCATGGCCGTAGGTGCGGCTGGGGTCGCGGCAGACGCAGGAATTGGAATTCTAGGTGCGCGTGGAGCAGTCGCAAGGGGCGGCATCGCTCCCGTTCTCAAAGGCGCTGCTGGTGTCGCTCGCGCTGAAGCTGAAGTGGCGGCTGAGGGAGGACAGGTTCTTGGTGAAGAAGTTACCATCCAAAATTCTGCCGGGAAGGCCCGAGCCGATTTCGTCTATCGGGACGCGAATGGTAATCTTGTGGTTGGAGAAGCAAAAAATGGACCTACAGCGGCCTTGAATCCAAATCAAAAGGCGGTCTATGGTCAGTTCGAGAAGGGCGGGGGACAGTTCGTCGGGGGAAACGCTCGCCAGGCTGGACTGCCCCAGTCCGTTGGTCCAACGCAGGTAAGAGTCTTCAAATACTAATGGCTACCAACTCAGCGCTCGCAAAATCGGTGCTCAGAGGAATTCAAGAGAATCTACAAGCGCTCTCATTCTGCAAAAAACGTGGAGGGGGGTTCTACCGGGAACTAGGGAACGATACGGAGGGATACGTCGGTCTCAATCTTGCTACACGCCTTCCGAATAACAGGATCGGCATAAGCCCGATTGTGGGTGTGTCCTATGCGCCGATCGAGGACCGCATCCAGAAGCTCTGTACTACCTCGCCCTTTCTAAATGGTGCCACGCTCACAACTGCGGTGGGTTATCTGACACCTGAGAAACGGTTCCTACAATGGGTTTTTGACCCAACTCTGGGAGATATAGTTAGCTCAGAAATCGCCAAGATAGTTCGCTCCATCGAACAATACGGCCTACCATTCATGCAGGAACACACAAGTCTGGAGTCAATCATCACTGAATTAGAGGCGACGCGGTATACGGTGAACGACCTGAGACGATATCGACTGCCCGTCGCGTATCTCCTGGCTGGAAAAAGGGACGAAGCATTGAAGCTCGTTGGGCAAGAGCTGGAAGCAATGAAGGGAAGAACTGACCCTGCTGCCACGCAATACCGAGATTTCGCGCAGGCCGTTCGAGAAGGGTAATCTTGAGGAGCCATGCCTTCGGCATGGGGATGGGGTATGACACGTCACCCCTAAAAGGGTGCTGCACAGCAACTTTGGTTGCTGTACAGGAACCACCAAAATCGCGGATTGTTTGCCAATAGCCCAGCTACTTGTCCTTACGCCTGATAGAGCGGTATACGGAGAAGTGAAATCGCCCCAAAATCACTTGTTTTTGGCGTGGTGCGATACAGGGGAAGGGACCGTTGATTCTTAGAGGTTTGCGGGAGCAGTTTCAGAGGGGTTTCTGGCGGATGCCTGGGCCGACCGTCTGACTGTTCCCTCTCCCAAACCAAGCGCCTCACCAATCTTCGCCCAAGAGAGCCCTTGGGAGCGTAGCGACGCGATCTTGGCGACATCGACAGTAACGCGTGGTCTTCCCAATGTCTTTCCTTTTGCGCGAGCATTCCGCAGGCCCGCCCGGACACGTTCGACGGTCAAACTGCGCTCCAACGTAAGCGTCGGGTAGAAACCGTCTGGACGAAATGAGAATAAATAAGGATGCTCTCCGTTGTGGGCACATCTATAAGTGTCCACGAGGGATAAGTGGACACTTCGGAGCAGGTGGCGATTGGGACTGCAAGCCATGCAAAGAGACGGCGGAGATCGTATCCGTCCGGCGAATCCAGATTACCGTCTGCAGATTCTTCGCCCGTCTTGCTGATGGCAGGTGCTAGGCGATATAGTTACTCTCCATGGAGTTCCACA